GAGCCACTTCTTTAGGCAACTGAACGATACCATCGCTTAGTTGTTTAACCCTTGACTTACCTTGGGACATGGTGAAATAAATCACTTTGTCTTGGAGGGTCATTGGTCTAGAAGGGGTACCATTGGCACCCAATCCACCTAAATTCTTCGGAACATCAATACTCCTTATTGATTTACTGAGTTTGGTATGTTGGAATTTACGAACAATATCTTTTGTAAAACCTTGGCTTAACGCCTCGGGGATACAGTTGAGATCGTCGTTCTTCAAAAGTTTAAACTTACCAGTTACCTCTTTTACGAGTTGCTGGTCTTTCTTGCAGAATAATTGCGAGTCAATCGAGATAAACTCTCTTGCTACGTAATTTTTCCCTACAGATAGTTGAAGTCCAACCTCTGCGGCGACACTCTTCCATAAGTCGATTTGTTGTTCAGTTACCTGAGCAGCAATATCATCTCCATGGAAGACTGCTGGTACATCATCTAGTGATGTATTCGTTGCTTTGCACATAGTGAAAGCATTAACGATACAAAGGATGGGGAAGCTCAAGAGCGACCCCATCAATTGTCCATTAGCCTGCAGAGTATCAGGGATTCTTGTCCATTCGGGATACGACACAATGTGTTGTTTCCCTTCCCACTTAATAAGTGAGTGAATGAATTCATCATCCTTGAATACCTTACAAAGTTCGTCAATGACGATTTGTGATACATTGAAATTTAACTCGTCAGTCGCAGCTGTGTAGTCTCCTGAAAGTAATACTTTATTGGAGTCTAATGGACCTAATTGCGATAAATCGTAACTAGGGTTCCAGCAAGGTTCAAAGCACTTCCATTTCTGGAGGGACTTAAACATTGCCAGCTGGAGTGGTTTCAAAGCATAAGTATACTTACTTGGTTTGGTGATCATCCGGACTTTTAAAGGTTCAGCGATCGCACAAGCAACAACATAGTTGTCATCAAGCGTGTACTTGTGGTGAGCATTCCATCGGATTGCCAGACCTGGTCCTTCTAGACTAGGTTCGACAATTGTTTGGACTACATCACGTTTCCCTTCTTCCTGATGGAGGAGGAGAAACTTTTGAATAGACTCTTCTACAATTTGACTTGTAGATCGACTTCCTAACTTTTCCCATCTGGGGTAATTACTGTTATCATTCCCTGTAAAAGTGAATGATTCCATTTTCCCGTCTGGATACATATAAGTGGTAGGACTAATCCTTCTACTTAATGCAGCAGGCTCTGTGAACCAGTGGTTATGACACCCCTGTTTACGCAGACAGTTAGAAGTTAGGATGAGGAAGTGTGAGCGAAAAAGTTGACCTTTTTCATGTAATTTTGCCATTGGCAATACTACATCACACTCAGATACCAACTGAATTAATTCAGCGACATCTGAGGGTGCTCCTGATTTACTGGCTTGAAATCCTACATCATCTATAACTGTGATCAATTGACCACGGTACCCATCCCAATGCTTTGCAGCAGCGGAACGGTAATAGGTGAAAGCGGAGATCTCACCGGTCAAACCGAAACGAGCCCCAATCCTCTGACAGAGTTTTCGAACAAGACGTGATTTCCCTGATCCAGGCGGTCCTTCCAAATGGATGACCACAGGTTCGGTACGATCCCTCACTGGTGACAGATAGGAATCGGGAACAAGATTACCCGCAAGGGATGATCTTAATCCACCATCTGACCTCTTTGTACAAGAAGTCGCATGGTTACTGGGGAATTTTGTCTTTGACGAATAATTTCTCTTCACAAGCGAG